TCACAGCACCGTCTGCTAGATACAGATCACTAAACTCTAGTGAGGTTGTACCTAGTGCTGCACCATCGGACGCGTCTGGGACAAAAGCTGTAGTCGCTGTAATCGTTGTGCCTTGTATAGTACTAGAGCCTGTTACTGCGCCAGCTACAGTGAGTGCGGCACTTAGCTCTAGGTCAGCAAACGCATCTAGCACGGCTGCCCCACCTCCAACACCGTCTGTATAAACAGCCGCAACATTACCATTTCTAATAGTAATATTAGCACCAGAGCCTTGGCTTATTATAATGCTATAAGGACCAGAAGATCCTGAATCACCAGTAGCATTTTCAATAAACCAAAATTTATTAATAGTATTGGGAGCAAGGGTAATTGTGCAGTTGGAATCTAAATTACCAGTATACTTTAGAAATATTGCACGACCTTCGTCTGCTGCTCCATCTGCTACAGTGGTAGTATGGGTATTAGCATTGGTGGTAATGGCTTCTGTACCAGAACCAAACGCATCAGCAACAAGTTCTAGATTTACATTGGTCTTGGTTCCCCAAGTTCCATCTTCATCGCCTGTAGCGATTTCCATTAATCTTAAATTATTAACGTATGTAGCCATGTCTTATTCCTATTTATTATGTAACTATATTTTTCCAACTTGGTGTCTGCGAACTTGAGACCGCAGCCCAACTTGGTGTCTGCGAATCTGATACCGCAGACCAGCTTGCTGTTTGTGAATCATCTATTAATCCCCAGACATTTACGCCTGTTATTCCTGCTGTACCCAATACTCCAGTAGCACTTACTGTTACTCCAGTACCACCAGTTGCTGTTACTGAACTTACTGCACCAGTTCCTGCCAACCCAGTAACTGTAAGATTCGCATGACCTGTAATTGATACTGAACCTACTGCACCTGTTCCTGCCGATCCAGTCGCCGAAACAACCGCTGTTCCTGTTACGGTAACGCTTCCTACTGCACCTGTTCCTGCTAATCCAGTTAGAGTAAAAGAGTTATTTGTATTACCCCATGTATCAGAACCCCACCCATGCCGACCCCATCCAACGGCAGACATGTTAAGCTATGCGAATAATTGCATTGCTCGCATCTGCCGCAGGAAATGCAATCGCAAATGTTCCAGCACTAGCACTCTTGTCTGCACCAAAGTCCAAGACCAACACAGATGTATCACCGCTAGTGTCTTCATTAAAGATCAATGCGCCCCTAGCAGTGAATGTTGCAGTAGTCCAAGATGTATCTGCAAAATCTGTTAGAGCGGTAGTACCACTAGATGATGGATTTATTCTTGTAAGCGTATTTCCCTTAGCAGTATAGTTTGTACCACTGATCTCATTAGTAGTAGCATATGCAGCCGTTGAGGCACTCATCGTTGCACTGCTTGTATAGAGTGCGATCTTAAAGGTGTTTCCACCAGAAAGAAGGAAGTTATGCTTCGCTTCTAATAACTCTTTCTTAAAAGACGTACACATTGCTTGAGTAATAGCCATTATAGTTTCTCCACGGAATTAGCTAAATCATTGTGACCTGCTGAACGTAGCAGTGTTATCACCTTAGAGCGATCCTCTTTGATCGCTTCAATTACATAATACTTCAATACATGGCGTATCCTATCCTTGAACGCTTTTGCTTGATCAACAATTAATGGGTGGGCATCCTCGCCTATACTAATAATCTGCTCAGTAGCCCGATCAGCCCAATGCTCTGGACCCAAGTTGCTATTATCCGTAGTTGTTACAATCACGTTTCCAATTTCACCGTTAATCATTAGGTCGGTATCGACCTTATCTGTCCCTCACGATATTCATCCCCTGTCATCCTGCCCTCCGCTTGTACCTTGAGCAATCCTAACGCTTCATTGTATCTCTGCTGATACGTTTGCATGATATCTGCATCGCCCTTCATGTAGGTATAGGCTTCTAACAAGGATCCATATAACAATACTGAGTCAGCATTAGTGCCTAACCATGTCGTACTATCAGCAACTATTGAGCTAGGCTGATAGTAATAATGTAGCTCTGTTGTATAATCAGAATCCGGTGTAGGTCCAATAATAAATGTATCGTTATCGTAAACTGCATAGTACTTAGGAGTACCTTTCGTACTAACATTTGGATAAGTCGATCTAATAAAATTTGAATCTTTATTTAATAAAAATATTTGATTGCTACTACTCGTTATTGATAAAGAAAAAGGAAACAGGAAAGTAGGATCTGTTGGCATTGCCAAATAAGCATTACCGTCCGTCATATTGCCTGCTACATTCTTTCGATTTATGGGCAGATTTACTGAACGATATATTCTTTGTTCTGCTTGCTTTACAAATGTTGGGATAGCCGCAACAAAATTTGTTTCTGTATTATTAGTATAATCCTTAATAGCCGCAGTTAATTCAGTATAGTTCATGTAGTCACCGTCACCCTTCCCACTTGTCCACGCGCAAGAATATCACCTGCGCCACCACCATTACCATTACCTACTGGATCAAAAGCAAACAGCCTTCTACTAGTATCTTCAGCCATATCTGGCCTAGGGTCTTTAATAGCCTCTGGGTCTGCGTAGTCGCCTAGTCTACCTAAGAAATTTTGAGGCTGGTCCTTGTCAAGCATATCGCGTCCGACCATAAGGCCAGTCATGCGTCCCGCTTTGACTTGAGGAACCAGATCCTTGAGTTTATATCGGAAACCTGTACGATCACAGAAGCCAAAAGCATATTTACCATTTGCAAAACGTGCCATTAAGAGTAGCCCCCCGGTACGAAATGTACCGAAGCACGATCACGATCTTCTTGCTGTGCTAGATCCCACTGAAACTCATACTCTTGCTTCAACTCTGAAGAACGTACAAATGATTCGGGATATTTTTGTGAGAGACGGAATGCAAGCCCGGACACCAATGCAGGAAGAAATCGTGCAGGTACATCAGCGTTAGTAGATCCTACTGATCCCGTATCTTGTATCCGTCTAATGCGCTGATAGGCAAATGTGTACACCTTATCAGGGGTGGGCCACAAGTACGCTACTGGTGCATCCCGTTGTTTATCAATGAAGATATTTACTGGACGACCCTCCGTAAGCTTATTGGGTATCGTTGAGTATTGAGATACGCTGAAACGAGATAGGGGCAAATCATTTTGGGATGTGCCCGATCCATCACGGATCCAATACTCAATGAGATCTATTGTATCTGCTGGCAATGTTACAGCAGAAGTGCTGGCGACAGTACTAGCAGTCCCCTCTTCGACGCACCAGAAGTTTAATCCACGATTTGCCCACTCCATACTAAGTAAGTTTAGAGATCTGCGAGCAGTCTCTATATCGTATCCAGTCTTTGTCTGTAATCCACATCTCTCAAATGCTTCTTCAATAACCTCTGATATTTCTAGGTTGAATGTTGCAGTTCCTGAAGTAGCCACTATTTGCCTACCTTTTTCATTGCTATTTTATGCGCTGCTGAAAATGTTTTACCACCTTTCATGGCTGTACGCATGGCTGACATATGCCTTGAACTATGATGCTGTGAATGTTTCTTAAGTGTTTCCTTCTGCTTCTTCGTAAGATTCTTTTTAGCCATGTCAATTGTCCTTAAATTTCTTTAAAGATCTAGTATCTGCGTCCATGCAAGAACCCGGAAGCTTGGTGCCATTGCCAATCATACCTCCACTTCTCAACCGTGATAAATCTGGAAGACGCATTGTGTTGGCGATTGCCCTTTTGAGTGTCCCACCAGATGCCTTTTCGTCGGCACCAAACTTCCGCGCGACATCGGGCTCGTTAGCATAAAGATACTTTCTCTGCTTATCACTCTTGAAAGGCATTATTCGTAGCTCTTGCCCATTTTTAACATAACAGCATAACGATCACCACTATCATGTCCTACTGTAGTGAACATGATATCACCAGTTGGACCAGACGCATTATTAATAATCGGTCC